ACAGCCGCTTCAAGCGGACGCCGCTCATCAAGCGCAGCGACTACGTTTCTCCGGCCACCAACCCGTACCGCTTCCGCTTGGAAGAGACGACGGGCTGGCACCGGGGCGCGCCGTGCGAGGTGCCGGATGCCTCGTAGGGCGGTCGTCATTGACCTCGAGGAGCTGGAGAAGCTGGCCGCGCTCCACTGTACGCAAGAGGAGGCGGCGGGCTGGTTCGGCATCGCCCGCGAGACGCTGTCGCGCAAGCTCCGGCAGAAGCGGTACCGCGAGGCGTGGGACCGCGGCAAGCTCCGCGGGCTCGTCTCGCTGCGGCGCAAGCAGTTCCAGAAGAACAGCGACACGATGCTCATCTGGCTGGGCAAGCAGTACCTCGGCCAGCGCGACCGGCCGGAGGCTGACGAGAGCAAGCGGGCTGCGTTCGAGGAGTACCTTGTGTTGCAGAAAGGCGAGCGGCCGTGAGCCCGGCTATCGGCGCCCTGAGTCCTAAGCAGCGCGCCGCGTGGTGGGCGCTGGAGGACTGCGGACTGGTCATCCTAGAGGGCGCAGTCCGCTCCGGCAAGAGCGTCGCCGCCGACCACGCGTTCGTGGACTTCGCCGCCCACGGGCCGCAAGGGAACCTGCTGCTGGCGGGGCGCACGCAGGATACCGTCATCCGCAACGTCATCCACCCGCTCGTGGACGTGTTCGGCGAGCATGAGGTCTACTTCAACCGGGGAAGCCGCGAGCTGCGTATCCACGGCCGCCGGGTCTACGTCGTCGGGGCCAACGACGAGCGGGCGCAGGAGAAGATACGCGGGCTCACGCTGGCCGGGGCCTACGTGGACGAGGCATCGACCATCCCCGAGTCGTTCTGGATGATGCTCCGGACGCGGCTCTCGGCGGAGGGTTCGCGCATGATTGCGACCACGAACCCCGACGCTCCGCTCCACTGGCTCAAGCGCGACTGGCTGGACCGCGCCCCGGAGCTGGGCGTCGGGCGCTTCTCCTTCCGGCTGGAGGACAACCCTCACCTGCCGGACGCCTACGTGGAGTCGGTCAAGCGCGAGTTCACGGGCCTCTGGTACCGGCGCTTCATCCTCGGGGAGTGGGTGGCCGCCGAGGGCGCGGTGTTCGATATGTTCGACCCCGTGTTGCACGTCTCCGACGAGCTTCCCGCCATGCAGACGTGGTGGCTGTTCGTGGACTACGGGACCGCCACCGTGACTCACGCTCTGCTGGCCGGGCTGGGGACCGACGAACGCCTTTACGTGGCCCGCGAGTGGCGCTGGGACGCGAAGGAGCGCAGGCGGCAGCTCACCGACGCCGAGTATTCCGTGCACCTCCGGGACTGGCTGGCCTCCGGTGCGGACGGGGCCTATGCGCTCAACGGCAAGCCTGCTCCGGTCCCGCTGTCCCGGGCCTACGTGGACCCCTCCGCCGTGTCGTTCTCGGCGCAACTCCGGCGCGACGGCTGGGTGAAGCCGCGCGAGGCCGAGAACGACGTGCTGGACGGTATCCGCTACACGGCCACGCTGCTCACGTCCGGGCGGCTGTGCATCCACCGCTCGTGCGCGCACCTTATCCGCGAGCTGACCGGGTACCGCTGGGACGCGAAGGCGCAGGAACGCGGGGAGGACTCGCCGGTCAAGGCCGACGACCACGGCTGCTTCGTCGCAGGGACGCCGGTTGTCACGTCACGCGGCCAAGTAGCGATTGAGCGCGTGAGGACCGGCGACAAGGCGATGACGCGCGACGGCTGGCGGGAGGTCAGAGCGAGCGTCATGACTTGCGCTGCGGCTAAGGTGCATGAAGTCGTCCTCTCCGACGGTCGCCGGTTCAGCGGGACCGCCGACCATCCCGTGTGGGTAGAGGGGAAGGGCTGGGTGAGTATAGATGCGCTGCGATATGGTGATATACTACGCTCATGGTCGAGGTCATCGAGTTCAACGGAATCAGGTTCAGGCGCTACCCGACCTCCCACACGTGGGCCGAGGCCGTTTACTTCACTCCCGGTAAGGCTGATAAGTCACGTGGTGTCGGCCGCCTGCATGAGGAAATCTGGAAGGCGGAACACGGCCGGATACCGAACGGCTGCGTCATCCACCATGCCGATTTCGACCCGCTCAACAACGAGTCGGCCAATCTCGTCTGTCTCTCGCAAGAGGAACACCGCCGCGTCCACGCCGAGAGGACCAGTCGCCGTATGCAGACGCCTGAAGCACGGGCGCATCTCGCGCGTATCAGGCCGCTCGCATCCGAATGGCATCGCTCCGAAGAGGGCCGCGCCTGGCACCGTGAACACGCTACTAGGGCTATGGCGAAGCGCGAGCCGGTACGTCTTGTCTGCCGCCACTGCGGCGGGCGCTTTGAATCGCTCCAGCCTTGGGCCAAGTTCTGTTCCAACAACTGCAGAAGTGCGGCACGGCGTGCCAGCAGGGTCGATGACGAGACCCGGGTCTGTGTCGTCTGCGGCAAGAGTTTCAGGACTAACCGCTACCTGCCGACCAGAACGTGCTCCGCTTCGTGTGCTTACCGTTCGCGCTCTGACTGAGCGCGTCCCCGTCTACAACCTTCTCATCGCGGACGCCCACGAGTTCTACGCCAACGGCGTGCTCGTGCATAACTGCGACGCGCTCCGCTACGGCGCTTACACGACCCGGCGCTATACGCGGCGCTGGCTGGTCTACGACACCACGAAGGAGGCGGCATGAGGCTGTCCATCCCGTTCTGCATCCCGTTCGCCAGCGACCCGCGCGCGGTCGCACGTCTGACGCGCTGGCTGTTGCGCCTGCCGCTGGTGGACGAGGTATCCGTCCCTGTCTTCCGACGCCGCGCCATCCGGCGCATGAGGAGTGATGACCTATGAGCCTGCCCGACGACCGCGATATGGCGTGGCCGCCTCCGGGCGCGGTGCCGGAGGCCATCCACACGTGGCGCGCGTGGTACGCGGGCAACCCGGCCCAGCTCGCGTCGTCGGCCGCGCCACCCGCCAAGAACAAGTATGCGCGGGCGTTCTTCTTCCGGCGCAGGCAACGGCAGCAGAGCATCGTTCGGCAGCCGCCCCCGGTCCACGTCCCGCTGGCGGCCGAGATTGCGCAGACGAGCGCGGACCTGTTGTTCGGTGAGATGCCCGAGATTGACGTAGCTGACGCGGCGCAGCAGCGGCTGGACGAGCTGACCTCCGGGACGGGCGTGGCGAACACCCTGCTGGAAGCCGCCGAGCTGTGCGCGGCTATCTCGGGCATATACCTGCGCGTGAGCTGGGACACGGCCGTGTCGGATATGCCGTTCCTGACCACGGTCGCGGCCGACCACGCGGTGCCCGAGTTCCGTTACGGACGCCTGCAGGCGGTGACGTTCTGGCACGAGCTGCCGGCCGAGGGGCGCAAGGTATGGCGACATCTGGAGCGGCACGAGCCGGGCGTCATCCTGCACGGACTCTACGTGGGCGACAAGACGAACCTCGGCGTGAAGGCGGCGCTGACGGCGCACCCGCAGACGGCCGACCTAGAGGAGACGGTCGCCCTGCCGGAGGGTATCCCCGGCGGGATGCTGACGTGGTACGTGCCGAACATGAGGCCCGCACACGACGACACGGGAGGGGCGCAGGGGCGCGCCGATATCTCCGGGGCGGAGGCCCTGCTCGACGCGCTCGACGAGGCATACAGCTCGTGGCTACGCGACGTGCGGCTGGGCAAGGCGCGCGTCATCGTGCCTGCGGACGCGCTCGACGCTGCCGCTACCGACCGTGGCTCGGGGCGCTATTTCGACGTGGACCGCGAGGTGTTCACCGAGCTGGACGGCATGAGTCCGGGCGAGATGAGCATCACGGTCTACCAGCCCGAGATACGCGCGCCGGAGCACGAGCAGACGGTGCTCAACCTCATCGAGCGCATCGTCAGCAAGGCGGGGTACGCGCCGCAGACGTTCGGTCTGCGCGTCGAGGGCCGGGCCGAGTCCGGTACGGCGCTCCGGCTCCGCGAGGCGAAGACGTACCAGACGCTGGACCGCAAGCGGCGCTACTGGAACCCGACGCTCAAGGCGGCGCTGGAAGGGATGCTGGCCGTCGACCGGACGGTGTTCGGACGTCCAACGGCCGTCGAGACGCCGGTCATCATCTGGCCGGAGCCACGCGAGACGGCGCAAGAGCTGGCGCAGACGCTGACCATGCTGCGCACGGCCGAGGCGGTATCCATCGAGACGGCGGTGCGGCGGGCCCAGCCGGACCTCGACGACGAGAAGCTGGCCGCCGAGGTCGAGCGCATCCGCGAGGACTCCGGGCGCGTGGTGAGTGAGCCCGCCTTCTGATGGCCGACGAGCGCGACACCCTGCTCGGCCTGGCGCGCGGACTGGAGCTGGCCCTGCTGGCGAACCTCGCTCTGCAGGTGCGGCGCTGGCTGGCCGACCAGGAACGCGGCGCGGGCGTCGCTGTGGCCGCTTCTGCGGCGCTGAGCGCGGCGGCGCGGCGTCTGATGCGCGGCATGCATGCCAAGCGCGACAGGGCGGCCCTGGCGGCCGTCACGGCGGCGCATGAGCGCGGCGCGAACGCGGCGCGGGCGGTCGTCCTCCGGGGCGGCATCGCCACTACGTTGGCCCGAGTGGACTCCGAGGCCGCTACCCGGGCGCTGGCCCGGGCGCTGTCGGGACGGCTCGCGGAGACGGACCTGCGCGTTCTCCGGGCGGTGGACGACATCTACCGGCAGGCGGTCGGCCGGGCGACCATGCAGGGGCTGGCCGGCAGCCTCACGCGGCGGCAGGCGGCGCAGGCGGCACTGGACGAGCTGGCCGGGCGGGGCATCACCGGATTCGTAGACCGGACGGGCCGGGCGTGGAACCTCGCCAGCTACACCGAGATGGCGACCCGCACGGCCATCCACAACGCCGAGCGACAGGGCGTCATGGACGGGGTACGGGCAGCGGGTCGTGACCTCGTGACGGTATCCGGCTCGCCGGGCTGCTGCCCGCTGTGCGCTCCGTGGGAGGACGAAGTGCTGTCGCTCGACGGGCTGACGCCGGGCTACCTCACGCTGGCGGACGCCGAGCGCGACGGGCTGTTCCACCCGTCCTGCCGCCACTCGCTCGCACCCTACGTGGAGGGGCTGACGCGGACGGGCCATGCCCAGTTAGGCGACCAGGACCGCTACGCGGCGGAGCAGCAGCAACGGCACTTGGAGCGCGGCATCCGCTACTGGAAGACGCGGGAGGCTGTGGCAATGGACGAGGTGAGCGCGGCCAAGGCGCGGCGCAAGGTCCGGGAGTGGCAGGGGCGGCTACGCGGCCATGTGGCCGAGCACGACCTGCCGCGCCTGCGCTACCGCGAGCAGATAGGCAAGGCAATCTAGGGAAGGGACGGACCGTGAGAACGACCACAGACGACACGCAGGGCACGCAGAACGAGCAGACCACACCGCCGGAGGGGGGGGAGCCGCAGGGCGCTGCGCAGGGCGGAAACGACGATTCCGGCAAGGTCGAGTTCACGCCGGAGCAGCAGGCGGCCATCGACCGGCTTGTGGCCGAGCGCGTGAAGCGCGCCGAGACGGCAGCCGAGAAGCGTGCGAAGACGGCCGCCGAAGAAGCCGCGAAGCGCGCGCAGATGGATGAGAGTGAACGTCTCAAGGCCGAGAAGGCAGACGCCGAGAAGCGCGCTGCCGACGCGCTCGCGCTGGCCAGCCGCACCATCGTCAACGCCGAGGCCCGTATCGCGGCGGCGGCGGCCGGGGCCAAGCCGGAGCGGCTGGAGCGCATCGTGCGCCTGCTCGACCTCGACGACGTGGCCGTAGAGGACGGGGTGCCCGACTCCAAGGCGGTTGCGGCGGCGGTCAAGGCGCTCAAGGCCGAGCTGCCGGAGCTGTTCGGCGGCGCTCCGTCGAAGCGGTCCGGCGCGGACATGGAAGGCGGCGACGGCGACAAGCGCGTCTGGACCCGGGCGCAGATAGCGGAGCTGGCCAAGAAGCCGGGCGAGTACGCCAAGCACGAGGAAGAGATTGACGCGGCGCTGCGCGAGGGTCGTATCCGCGAATGATGCCCGCGTTCTTCCGGCCGTTCCTCGCCTACCATTAGGGCACGTCCGACGGGACGCTAAACACGGAGCCTCACCTGTGAGGCGCGGAAGCTGCCCCTACCACGGGCCGCCGACGGGCGCTAAGCGGAGGACCCATCCACTCCGTACAGGGAGGCTCTACCGTGAGCGTTGCCGACTTCGTTCCTGAAATCTGGTCCGCCAAGTTGCTGCTCAACTTCGAGCGCAAGCTGGTCTACGCGGACCTCGCCAGCCGAGACTACGAGGGCGAAGTCTCGCAGGCAGGCGATACCGTCCACATCAACACCCTGGGCGACGTGTCCGTGGGCGCGTACTCCCCGGGGAGCACGACCGTCACCCCGGAGACGCTGGCAACGACCAAGCAGGCGCTCGTCATCGACCAGGCGCACTACTTCGCGTTCGAGGTCGACGACGTGGACAAGCGGCAGATGGCCGGCGACCTCGTGGGGGAGGCCACCCGCAACGCCGGGTACGGCTTCGCCAAGACGGTCGATGAGCATATCGTGGACCTCTACGACGCCGTGGACGCGGGCAACGACCTCGGCTCGGTCAACGTGGGGAGCGGCGACGACGCCTACGACCTCCTGCTGGAGCTGCGTACCGCCTGCGCCGAGAAGGACATCCCCGACACAGACCGCTGGTGCGTCGTGCCGCCGTGGTTCGCGGGGCAGCTCCTGAACAACGACAAGTTCGTGAAGAACCCGGCTCTTGGCCAGACGGCGGCTGACGCGCTGCTCAACGGCCACATCGGCCGGGGCGCGGGGTTCGACGTGTACGAGTCCAACTCCAACCCGGTCCTCACGAGCGGCGGGGACGACTATCTCGTGTGGTGCGGCACGCCGTCCGCTCTCGGCCTCGTGACCCAGGTCAACGAGGTGGAGGCGATGCGTAGCCAGGACCACTTCGCGGACGTGGTGCGCGGTCTGCTCCTGTACGGGGCCAAGCTCCTGCGCCCCAAAGGCGTCGTCGTCGCGGCCGCCAACCGGACCAGCTCGTAAGGCTCCAGTGTCGCGTGATTCCACGCATCCTGCACCAGTTCTGGGTGGGGTCGCCTCTGCCCGCCGCGTACCGCGAGTTCGCGGAGGGCTGGCGGCGGCTCCACCCAGGCTGGGCATACCGGCTCTGGACTGACGCGCACCTTCCGGTGCTTCGCAACCGGGAGCTGTACGACGCGGCGGGGCGTCTCTGCCCGGGCTTCGCGGGCCAGCTCCGCGCGGACGTGCTGCGCTACGAGCTGCTGTACCTCTTCGGCGGCGTCTGGGTGGACACCGACTTCGAGCCACGCATGCCGCTCGACAAGCTGCTGGAGGGCGTCTCCTGCTTCGCCGCGTGGGAGCGGCAGGACAACGTGGTGAACAACGCCATCATGGGTGCGGTGCCGGGCCATCCGTTCCTCGCCCGTCTCGTGGAGGCGCTGCCCGCGTCGGTGCGCTCCGG